CCTACTGACTCCGAAGGCGAGTCGGCAAAGGCGTCCCTGCTCTACCGAACATTGCAGGGAGTGGGTGTCATAGAGTGATAACGATACCGCTCCGCGCCGTCGCGGAATACTCCATCGACGTAGACCTCGACTCGCGTCCCTTCACGCTCATCTTCAAGTGGAACTACCGGGGCCAGTATTGGACTGTGGAATTCTGGACGCGTGACGACGTGCTGATTCATGGCGCCATCAAGGTCGTGCCTGACTATGACTTGCTCCACAACACACGGCACATCGCCGCGTTGCCGCAAGGCGCGCTCATGGTGATCGACACCACAGAGACAGGCGAGCCCATCGTCTTCGGCGACTTGGGCGAGCGATTGCATCTCATCTACATTCCGGAGGCCGAACGTGCCGAACTTTGACAGATTCGCCACCGTGAAGATCGGATCGCGCGGGGCGAAAGCCTTTGAGTTCAAGGATATGCGCGTTGTCTTCAGCATCACGAAATCGAATGAGGCGACGCCGAACTCCGGCACCGTGTCCATCTTCAACCTCGCGGAATTCAGCCGGGACAAGATACGGAACATCGGCGATGCGCTAGAGCTTGAAGCGGGCTACCGTCAAGACGAATACAAGGGCCGTCTCGTCATCACCGCGGACATCCTGGACATCGTGACGGAACAGGCTGGCCCGGACATCATCACGGTCGTGCGGCTCGGCGATGGCGTGGAATTTCTGAAGGTCAAGTCGGCGTATTCCTTCAAGGAAGGCACGTCGGTCAAGGAAATCATCGCGAAGATCGCGGCTGATGCGGGCGTGACGCTCAAGAGTCTCATCGAGGTTGACGATGCCAACTTCGCAAACGGCTTCTCCGAGATGGGCCCGCTCGGCGATATCCTCGACAAGCTCATGGGAAAGATCAATGCTCAGTGGAGCTTCCAGAACAATGAGCTTCAGATTGCCCCGAAGCTCGGGCACAACGGAAGCCCTGTCTTCAAGCTCTCCGCCAAGACTGGCCTGATAGGCATACCGACGCGCGACGTGGACACATCGACAATCACGCCAGCGCCTCAATCATCTGGCTGGAAGGTCAAGGCGCTTCTCCGACCGGAGCTCGGGCCGGGCGACCGCGTCGAAATCGTGAGCGACATTGCCGACGCGAGCGGCATCTACCATATCAAAGAGGTAACGCACGCGGGTGACACGCATCAAGGCGATTGGTCGTCAACGCTTCGCGTTCGGGAGTCGAGCAATGCCTAGCCTCATCGAGGTCATGCAGGCGATGATAGACTCGAAGGCGATTGCCATGAATACGGCGATTGCCTTGCCCGTGGTCAAGTATGACTTGACCACGGGCAAGGCCGAAGTGCGGCCGCTCGTGCGCTTGAGGTATTCGGATGGGACGATACTCACCCCGCCGGTCATCTCTAATGTGCCTGTCGTCTTGCCGCGAACGCGCACCGCCAGCCTCACGCTTCCGATTGCGGCTGGCGACCCCGTCTTGATCGTCTTCGCTCAGTGGTCGATTGACCGTTGGCTTTCCGAAGGCGCGGAGGTAGATGCTGGCGACGCACGCACGCACGCGATGTCAGATGCCTTCGCCATTCCGGGCGCCTTCAGTTTCAAGGATGGGCCGACTGGCGAGACGGGCACGGTGCTCAAGGATGGGTCTACCAAGGTCAAGCTCGAAGACGAGAAGGTCGCCATTGGGAACGCAACGGTGGAGCTTCTAGAGCAGGTCGCCAAGGCACTTGACGACGCGGTCGCCGGGTTTGCCGGCGCCACTCCTCCGTATGTTGCGACAGACATTATCGCCGCGAGCGCCGCGATCAAGACAATTACGGGGACCATCTAATGGGCGAGATCATCCCGACCGTCGATCTAGCGTTGGACGTGACGACGAATGACCTAACCTTCACGGACCGCGACCTCGCCACGGTGTCCGGATCGGAGCTTGTGGCGCAACGCCTGAAGGTCATCCTTCAACTCTTCAAGGGCGAGTGGTTCCTCGACGCAGATGCCGGAATCCCATGGTATCAGGAAATCCTCGAAAAGGGCGTGCCCGTCGAGGTGGTTGACTCGATTCTCCGCGCCGCGATCATCGCAACCGCTGGCGTCAACCGCCTGTTGACATACGCGTCGAGCATCGACGCAGCCACGCGAACAGTTTCCGTTGCATTCACCGTGGATACGGTGTATGGTCCTGTTGACTTTGAGGAGACGCTGGTATGAGCTACGGCCTGACCTCAGATGGCTTTGTCAGGAAGCGCTTGCAAGACATCCTCGATAGTCTGCGGACCGAACTCGAGGCCACGTTTGGCCCGATCAACATGGCGGAAGATGGGGTCTTCGGGAAGCTCTTGGGCGTCACCGCCGAACGCTTGTCCACGGTCTGGGAGCTTTCCGAGGCGGTCTACTTCGGCGTCTATCCTGCCAGCGCAGAGGGCACGCAGCTTGACAACGTGGCGCAGCTTGTGGGGCTGGCCCGGATCGCCGCCGGCAACAGCACGTCGATTATCGCGGCGACGGGCACGCAAGGCACCGTGGTTCCGATATCCACTGAGTTCTCCGTTGACGATACTGCGGAGGTCTTCGAGTCAGACGCGGCGGTTACCATCGACATTGCGAACGCCATCAATGCCGTCATTGACGTGGATGGCGTGGACGACAGCCAAGACTACACCGTAACCATCAATGGCGTTGACCATGAGATCACGAGCGACGGGAGCGCGACGGCTCTTGAGATCGCTGACGCTCTGGTTACTGAGATCAATACCAACTCAGTCGTCATGGACGCGACCGACAACGCGGACGGATCGTTCTTCATCCGCTCCACCGACCTGGAGTCCGGCTACTCTGTCACGGTCGCGGCCACTGGCGCCGGGTCTCTCGACATCACTGAGCGCGCATCGCCCATCGCCACGACCGCCCAGAATACGGGCTCTATTCTTGGGCTCGCCGGGACGATCACCGTCATCGACACGCCGGTTGCGGGCCTTGCCTCAGTCACGAACTATGAGGATGCGATTGTCGGCCGCGACGTCGAGACAGACGTGGAGCTCCGCTTGCGCATCCAGTCCGCCAGACAGGGCTACGCGACCGACGAGGCTATCAGGAGTCGGCTGCTTGACGAGGTTCCGGGCGTCTCATCCGTCACGATCATAAGCAACCGCACTGACTCCGTGGTGAGCGGCCAGCCCGCGCACTCATACCACGCCATCGTCCAGGGCGGGACCGATCAAGCCGTGGCCGACAAGCTCTGGGAGGTACAGCCTGCGGGCATCGCGTCATTCGGCAGTGAGGCTGAGGTGGTCGTGGATTCGCAGGGCAACAATCAGGATATCAATTTCTCGCGGCCCGTGAACGAATACGCATGGGTCAAGGTCGTCTACACGCTGCACTCCGAGAGTGAATTCCCGACCGATGGAGCGGATGCGATCAAGGACGCGATTGTCGCCTTGGGCGCTGACTTCGCGCCGGGGCAAGACCTCCTCGTGCAACAGTTGGAAGCCGCGTGCTGGACCGTGCCGGGCCTGCAGAGCGTGGTCGTGACCATCGACGTCACGCCGAACCCGGGCGACACACCGGGCTATGGCGCGGGTGACATCGCGGTCGACGCAGACACGCTCTTGCTCTTCGACACGGCCCGCATCCCGGTCTCGGAGGCTCCGTAATGGTGACGCAGATCACGGACCACGAGGATCGCGCGCAAGCGCGGCTGCCCGAGCAGTTCGTTGGCAAGGAATTGATGATCGCCCTTGTCCGCGCGATTGCCGCAGAAGTGCAGGACATCGAAGACGCGGTCTTTCCGATGCTCGACTTGCTCAATATCGACACGATGATTGGGGCGCAGCTTGACGGCATCGGGGATATTCTGACGGAGCCGCGCGCGGGCCAGAATGACGTGAACTATCGCTTGGCCCTGCATGCGAAGGCGGCACGGATCACGGCGAGCGGGACGCCCGAGCAGTTGATTGAACGGATGATCCAGTTGGCGGCTGCAACGGGGATACTGTATGAGCCTATCTACCCCGGGAAGATTCGCTTGACGCCGACGACCGGCGAATTGCCAGTTGACCTCTTTAGCGCCCTCGAAGCATCGGCGCCCACTGGCGTCAAGGTAATCGTGGCTGAGGCCTTGGAGTTGACAGGCAGCACATACGACGACGAGGCATTCATCTTGACGGGTAGCACCTATGACGGCGAAGACCTCGAAGTGAATTTCAGTCTGTAGGAGGTGGTCCGATGGCGAAGCGCCTTGGAGAGTTGGACGTCGGCTCGAATGTCGTGGCAGCCGACAAGCTACTTGTTCAGCAGAGCGGCGTTGACAAGCAGGTGCCTGCCTCCGAGCTTCCGTTGCCCCTGAACGACATCGCTGGGCTCATCACGAGCAACGGAACCGATGCTGACCATGACATTGACATCGCGGCTGGCGTAGCTCGCAGCGCGGACGACGTAACGAACATGGTTCTAGCGGCCGTCCTCACGAAGCAGATCGACGCGGCATGGGCTGTCGGAGACGACGCGGGCGGGATAGACGCGGGCTCTGTTGCTAACAATACCCTCTACGCAATCTGGCTCATCAAGCGATCCGATACCGGCGTGGCGGACGCGCTGTTCTCGACGTCGTTC